ATATAAACAAAAGTATGTCGAAAGTGTGGCTGCTATCAATAATGAAGCTCGTAGAAGAAGAAGAACTGATTACAAGTTTCCTGGTAGTCCACTAGGCGAGAATACATTAACTGGAGGACAATAAACATGGCAATATCTCAAGCGATTACAGTGTCGTTTAAACAAGACTTAATGTCGCCTGGTGGAAACTTAGAAGCTCAGACATTAAAGTGTGCACTTTACGACAACACTGCAACTCTAAATCAAAATACTACCGCTTATATTACAGCTAATGAAATATCAAGCAGTGGTACTAATTACACTACTGGCGGAGCTACATTAACTAATGTTGCTATTTCGACTGATGGAACAACAGCAATTTTTGATGCTGATAATGTTTCATTTGCAAATGCAACAATTTCTGCTCAAGCTGCATTAATCTACAACGCAAACAATAGTAATTCTTCTATTGCAGTTTTAGATTTTGGTGGTGTAAAAACATCTACTAATGGTACATTTGAGTTACAGTTTCCTAACGCAGACGCATCAAACGGCTTAATTAGAATAGCATAAGGAGGTAAATCCTTATGTCCCTGGCAAGAACATTTACAGTTACCGTTGCCAATCCCGGGTCAGGTAATAGATATTATCTTGATGGTGTATTGCAAGCAACAGCATACTTAGCTGTATCAGGAACATATCGTTTTGATCAATCTGATAGTTCAAATGCAACTCATCCATTAAGACTTTCTGAAACACCAAATGGTACTTGGGGAGGCGGTTCTGAATATACCACAGGTGTAACTACAAATGGAACACCAGGATCCTCTGGAGCTTATACAGAAATTCAAGTAACTTCAAGTACACCTGTTACATTATATTATTATTGTTCAAATCATTCAGGAATGGGTGGTTCAATAAGTATTTCTAGTAATGCTTATGGTTCTTTCTCTTGGAATAAAGGTGCATGGAATCAATTAAATAATGAATCTGTAGCAATTACAGGTCAACAATTAAATACTTCACTAGGAAGTATTACTGTTGATGCTGAAATTAGAACAGGTTGGAGTAGAGGAACATGGTCTTCTGCTGCATGGAATCAAAATCCCGATGCTTTTATTTCTTTAACTACTGCTGGTGAATTAAATTTAGATTTAAATTTAGGTTTTGGTTGGGGAAGAGAAGAATGGAATGTTGGAGATTGGAATTCAAGTTTAGGTTTTGTATTTACTGGTAACGGTAATGTATTTTCTACAACAACATTAAATCAATTAAATATTTCTGGAAATTCTGTAACTGTTATAGGAAATTCTACAAACACAATAACTGGACAAGAATTAACTTCATCATCAGGAACAATTGATGCAGATGGTATTGCAAGAGTTTCAATAACAGGTGAAGATTTAGTTACAGCAACAGTTAATACATTTGCTGTAGTTGCTGGAGGAGCTATTACAATAAATACTCCTACTTTAGAAGCTAATGTATCATTAAATAATGATGGAATTGTTGTAGGTCTTGCTACATTTTTAAATGTAACAGGTATAGGATTAACTGTTGATCTTTCTAATGTAAGTGCAGTTACAAATAATACAATTGATATTACTGGCATGCTTGCAAATTCAAATGTTGGTACAATAAATATTTCTGCAAGTCAAATATTATCAATTACAGGACAAGAATTAACTATTTCTTTAGCTAATATTGTACCTACTTCACAAAACTTCTTACCCATAACTGGAAATCAAGCTAATATTTCTTCTTCTACAATAAAATTTTGGGATCCAATTATTGATAATAATCAAGAAAATTGGACTAATATTCACTAGACAAATGTTTACAAATATATATTATTTACATTATTTTAAATATGGAGTATAAAAAATTATGCCATCAAGTTTTACATCAAGATTAAAATTAGAGAGACAAGCTTCTGGAGAAAATTCAGGAACTTGGGGAAATCTAGTTAATTATGTTTTAAATAGAGTAGATGCTTCTGTTTCTGGTTATCAAGCGGTGCCTGTAGGAGGTTCAGCAAACGTAACATTAACATCTAATAATTCAACTTCAAATACTGATGATAGTACAACAGACGATCAAGTTCACAATGCAACCTTAGAATTCACTGGTACTTTAACTGGAGACATTCATGTATTTACTGATGCTGTAGAACAAAATTATGTAGTTTTTAATAATACAAGTGGATCACAAACATTAAAATTTGCAAATACAGGTCACGCTGCAAATGCAATTACACTTAAACAAGGTGCTAAAACAATTGTATATACAGATGGTTCTACAATGTTTGATGTAATGGCAGATTTAGGAGATGTTGCAATGACATCTGTAACTTCTTCAGGAAATGTTGCTGGAACAAATATAATTGGTTCTGCTAATGTTTCTGGAACTAATTTAGTTGCAACAGCAAATACTGTAGATATTCAAGGATCTGCACCAAATGTAATTGCAACAAACGGAACAAATACAGATTTATTATTATCTCCAAAAGGTTATGGTTTAGTAACTTTTAATGGTGGAGGAAAAGTTCAACAATTAAATGAAAAAGTAAATACTTCAGCAACAGCAGCAACTGGTACAATAAATTTTGATGCAATTGATGGTGCAATACAAAATTTTACAACTAATGCTTCTGCTAACTGGACATTTAATTTAAGAGGTAATTCTTCTGTTACATTAAACAATTATTTAGATACAGGTGAAAGTATTACAGTTGCGCATATTGTACCTCAAGGTTCTACTGCTTATTATGCAAATGTAGTACAGGTTGATGGATCAACTGTTACTCCTAAATGGGTAGGAGGTGCTCCTACAGAAGGAACAGCTAGTGCTACTGATACTTATACTTATACTGCTATTAAAACTGCAGCTAACACTTACACTGTATTAGCTCAATTAACATCTTTTGAATAGAAAGGAGTTTTATGCCAATTCTTGGATCTTTTGCAGCTTCTTCAGCAAGAGGAACTAAAGGAGCCGGAGCCGGTGGCTTTGGTGTAGATTATTTAGTTATCGCTGGAGGTGGATCTGGAGGAGCGCCAAACGGTGGAGGAGGCGGAGCTGGAGGTATGAGATTTTCAGCTTATGGACCTAGCCCATTAAACAGCGGTACACAATTAACTATACAACCTGGTACAACTTATCCAGTTGTAGTAGGTGGAGGTGGTCCACCACAAGGTTATCCAGCACCACAAGTACAAGATAGAGGTGGATCTTCATCTTTTAATCCTTCTGGCACAGACGGAGTAGATGCTATTACTTCAACAGGTGGAGGAACAGATGCTCCATCATCAAAAAGACCAGGAGGTTCGGGCTCAGGTACTGTAGGTTGGTGTGGAGTTCCAGGAGGAAGTGGTAATACACCTCCAACAAGTCCCCCTCAAGGTGAACCTGGTGGAGTTGGTCAAGGTGGCGGAAAAGCAGGATCATCTGGCGGCGGAGGAGCTGGTGAAGCAGGAAAACCAGGAGGAAGTCCAAACCCAGTTGGTGGAAATGGTGGTTCGGGAGTAGCATCAAATATTACAGGATCTCCAGTAACTTATGCTGGCGGTGGAGGATCTGGAAATGACGGTAGAGGATTTTGTTCAAGATCAGGCTCAGGTGGTTCCGGCGGCGGAGGCTCTGGAAATGGAGGAGCTGGATCTCCAAATACCGGCGGCGGTGGCGGAGGTGGAGGCTTTCCTTCTCCAGCAAGTGGAGCTGGTGGATCTGGTAGAGTAGAGATAAGAATATGTGCATGTAATGCACCTTTAATTTCTGTAACACCTGGAAGTAATTCTTTAGTAACAGTACCTGCACCAGCAGGTGGAGGAAAAGTAGCTAGATTTTTAGTTAGCGGAAACTTAGTGGTAGCATAATGGCTCATTTTGCAGAATTAGATAAAGATAATAAAGTTTTAAGAGTAGTGGTTGGTTGCAACACAGATATTGCAAATAATGGTGGAGAACAGTCAACACAAGCTGCAACTCATTTTGAGACAGTCGTACCTTTATCTGCAAATGGTGTTAAGTGGGTTCAAACTTCTTATAATCATAATTTCAGAAAACAATATGCAGGAGCAGGTGATACTTATGATGAAACCAATGATAGATTTTTAAAAGGTAAACCTGGTGCTGCATGGACTTATAATACAGATGGTGATTTAGTACCACCTATGCCGATGCCAAGCGATGATAAAATATATATTTGGGATGAAGACGCTTATCAAGCAGACAATACTACTGGTTGGGTACCATTACCTAATCAACCAGAATAATCTAATTTAAAATTGTAGGCAAAAGATATTCTTTTTTTGTTATTATTTTTCTGTAAAACATTGTGTATTACATGAGATTTAAACATAACTAATAATCCCTCTCTTGGTTCAACTATAAAACTTCTCCAAGTATATTTATTTTTTTTGTCAAAAGTTTGTTCAACACTTTCAGGTTCGTGAGAATGAAAAATTAAATTACTATTATCTTTAACAACTTTGTAAAAATAAACAGCTGATATCGTATCAACACCTACATGGTTGTGTTTTTCTTGGTAATCATATTTTTTATAAATATTAAACCAGCTTCTAGAACAAGACATGTTAAAATCTTGATATCCAATTATGTTTTTATAATTATTAACTTCAGAAAATATCCAATCATTTAATGTATTAAATTTTAAATCTTTATGAAGATTGTAAGTTCCATCTGTATTATACACAGTAGAACCCCAATTTTGGCCTCCACTATTTATTTTTTTTTGTACTTTATATAAATGTTTTATGAGTAAATTATTATGTTTTTTATTTTCGCTAAAACCTATGACAGTAGGGAAAAGTTCATTTATTAACATTATTTTTTTTTAAAATAAACAGGTAATCCTAAATGAGGTCTTCTATCAAAAAGATTTTCATTTGATCCTTTTGTTTCTAAATTATTATAATGAAGAAATACTTGAGTGCAGCTATCTCCTTCAAAAGGTTCTCTCCAATGTTCTAAATCGCAACCTCTATAAACTAACATATCTCCAGGTTTTAAATTTATCTTAACACCTTTCATTCCTTTTTTTCCAGATGGTTCAAGAAATATAGGCCAAGGATCACCACCTAAATTTAAGGTTGTAGATATTTCACAGCTAAATCTATCTTTGTGTCTTTTAAGTTCATCACCTTTTTTATATATTCTTGCATAAGAATAATTAGGTGTAAGTTTAAGACCTGTTTTTTTCATCATCAAAGGAAGTAATTCTGCTAATAAAACTTCCATAACTAAATCAGCATAATGAGAATATGTATTAGGAATTTGATCATCGTCCCAAGCTCCAAACATTGTTTCAAATGGAGAGATGTATCTATGATCAAATAAAGTAGTTGCAACTTGTCTTTTAAACATAAAATACCTTGAACAAAAATAAGTCATTTCAGGTGATAAAGCTTTTCTAATTACTTGATATTTATTTTTTTTAAAACTCATTTGTTCTCCTTTTATTTTAAATTAAAACTTATTCCCCATTTAGTTTTTTTACTTTGATGTCTTTGTGCTCCATGTTTTAAAAAAGAAGAAAACAAAGCAAACTTACCTTTCTTAGGTTTTATTTGTTTTTTAATATCTGGAAATTCTAAAGCTTGAGGGTGTTCATTTAAGTAAATAACTCCTGACCACATATTGCGTCCATGATGATGAAATCTTGTTTTATGACCTGTTCTCACACAATACCCCCAAGAATCAATTAAAGTATATTTACTCAAATAAATTCTAGCATCTATATAACTTATAAAATCTTTTAATATATTAAGAAACTTTTCATCTTTATTAAAATACTCAAAAGGTGTCATATAATCTCTAACATTCGTTTTAAAACTCATATTGTTTTCTTTTTCAAAACCTTTCTTAATTTTATTAATAAAATATTTTTCATCAATTTCTACAGTTCCTTCTATAAGAAAATAATCAGTAAGAATTTGCTTCTCAATATGATCGTCTATTTTCATTTGTTAATTATTGTTTTCCTTACTGCTTGTAAATTAAAATGCATAAATCTAAAAGGTTCTATGCCATGATCTAGTGGAAATCCATGTTCTAAAAAAGATGGAAATAAAATTAATGTTCCAGGTTCTGGATGATATTTAATTGCATGTGATGCAAATGTAGTATCCCAAGGATTTTTTTCTGGTAAAGAACTCATTATTTTTGCTAGCCTTGGATCTTTAAATATAGGATAAGACGTTTTATCTGATCCTTTTAAAAAGTAAAAACCTGATATGTGATTATCATAATGTATATGTGTTTCATGATGACCTGCTCCATTTTTAGAAAATTCTTGAACCCACATTTCTGTCATAAACATTTTATAACCTTGAGTATTATAACCCATTTGATCTAATATTTTATCAGAGCATTTAATTACATATTCTTCTATCTCTTTAAATTCAGGTAAACCAGACAAAGAACCAGAGTGAGCAGAAAGACCAAAATCTTTTAAATTTTTTTTAAAATCTTTATTTCTTTTTTTTATAAATGGTATGTCTCTTTTTCTAGCTTCTTTAATATGTTTATCACAAGCTTTGTTAAAAGGTTTAATCCATTTATTTATTTTTTCTTCATAAATAGGTGTTATAAAATATCCTGTATAATTTAAACTCATTTAAATGGCCACCCTAAATTCCAAATTACTAAAGAGTTTCTAGTGCCTTTCGTAACAGGACAAACTCTATGCCAAACAAAAGAAGGAAAAACAACGATAGACCCTTTAGGTAAAATTTCAATACATTTTTTTATATTATATTTTTTCTTTTGATTTGGTCTATTAAAATTAAATTCTAACTCTCCACCTTTATATTTTTTAGGATCTGTTAAAGAACAAGTAACAGATAATTTTCTAATCTTACCATGTTCAGGATCATTTTCGTTTTCTCTTTTGTATGGATCTTCGTTTGAATCACAATGCCAATCATAGTATTGTCCTGGACCATAAGTTGTAAATTGACAAGCTTCTGATCTATCGAATTGAAAATTCCATCCAGCTTTTTGATTAGCAATTTTTACATACGGTATAATCTCTTTATATATCCATTGATCTGTCATCCAAATAACTTCTGATTTTCTAATTTTTTGTAAATTTTTTATTTCTTTTTTAGTAAGAGGATTTTTATTAATATCTCTATTTTCACCAATGCCTCCGATTAAAGCTATTTTTTTACTTTTAGAGTTACCATATTTAATTACGTCATCACAGAACTTTGGAGTTAAAACTTCTTTAAACCAGTAATAAGAATTTTTTAATATCATTGTTTAATGTAGTTAAAATTTATAACTACCCTTATGTTTTTATCAGTGCAAGTAGAACCTGTATGATTTTCTTCGCCTTTAAATTCTATATATTTATTTGCTTCACTTTTAACAATCTTTTTATTTTTAAATTTAGTGTATCCATTATTAGTGTTTAAATAAAATATACCTGTGGTAAGTTTATGACTATTTTCATCATAGTCAGTATGATAACCATGTTCTATAATTTTAGATGTTCTAGTTAATAAATTAGCTTTTATTCTAACTACAGTTAATGGATTAATAATTTTAATTAGTGGTATTAATATTTTAAATTGATCAGAATTTATTACATCATTCATATAAAAACTATGAGTAAATTGAAAATTTTTCTTATCTTCTGGAGAGCCGTCTTCATATTGGTTGACTACACTTTTATTATAGTACCAAGGAAAATTAGGTCCTAACATATGTTCTTGTAAAATATTTAAATCTTTTTTAGATATAAAATTTTTATATACTCTCATATGTATATAAATAGATTAATTATAATAATATTTAACAAAAATTATGACTATTGTTAATAGATTTTCTAAATATTTAAATAATATAGAGTATCCAGAAAAAAATACTTATTGGAATATATCAGGTACTTTAAAAAATCAAAATAGATTTTATAAATTTGATGTAAGAGATATGTTTAAATTAACTGAGGGTAATTTAGCACAAAAAAGTACAACCTTATCTAAAGCTGATAAAATGGTCTTAGAATTTAAAGATAAATGGATTATATTAGATTTAGAAGAATTACATAAATATATTAAAAATAAAAGACTTAAAAAGGTTTATTTAAAAGATTTATTGTCTGAATTAGAATGGAATATAATACTTAAAAAATAGCACTATATTTTTATAATATTTGTTATATAATTTACAAATTATGCCTTTAACTCAATTAAATTTTTTACCTGGAATAGATACAGAAAACACTGAAACTGGAGCAGAGGGTAGATGGTCTAATTGTGATAAAATAAGATTTAGAAAAGGTTTACCACAAAAAATAGGTGGTTGGGAAAAATTTAGTCAAGATTATTATGTAGGAGTTGGAAGAGCTTTACATCAATGGCTTGATAATACTGGTATACGTTATGAAGGTTTAGGAACTGATCGTAAAGTATATGTATATCGTTCTGGAGATAATGCTGATATTACTCCTATAAGACAATCTAATGCTTTAACAAGTGTTTTTAACACTACTTCAGGAAGTTCAAATGTAATAGTAAATCATTCTACGCATGGTGCTCAATTAGGTGATTTTATTACCATTTCTAATGTAGCACCTACAAGTATCGGTGGTATTTCAAATTCATCTTTAGATGCTCAATATGAAATTATTGAAATTACTAATGCTGATGCTTATACTATTCAATCAAGTGGAACAGCTAATGCAAGTGTTACCACGACAGGAAATTGTGATATATCATATCAATTATCAATAGGACCAGATAAACAGACTTTTGGTTTTGGTTGGGGAACAGGCACTTGGAATTTAAGCACTTGGTCTACTCCTAGATCAACTTCTAATGTTACTTTGGATATGCGACAGTGGTCTATGAATAATTGGGGAGAAGATTTAATTATAACACAACGTGATGGAAAAACTTATCTTTGGAATACTTCTGATGGAATGTCAAATAATCCGGCAACAGTAATAGCTAACGCACCTACTGCAAGTACACTATCTGTTGTATCAACAGAAACAAGGCATTTAATTTGTATGGGTACAGAAACTACTATAGGAGATAATGGAACTCAAGATAAAATGTTTATTAGATTTAGTGATCAAGAAAATTTTAATTCTTTTACAGCGAATGCAACTAATTCAGCTGGGTCTCAAAGAATTGCAGGTGGAAGTGAAATAAGATGTGCAAGACCTGCAAAAGGAACTATTTTAATATGGACAGACACAACTATGCATTCGATGTCTTTTATTGGCCCACCTTTTATTTTTGGTTTTAGACAGCTTGGTAATGATTGCGGATCAGTAGGATTAAATGCAGCTATTGTTGTAGATGATATTGCATACTGGATGTCAGATGGACAATTTTTTAGATACGCTGGAGCAGTACAAGAGATACCGTGTAGTGTATTAAATTATGTATTCGATGATATTAATAAAACTCAATATGCTCAAGTATATGCAGGACAAACTTCTAATTTTTCAGAAATTATTTGGTATTATTGTTCTAGCAACTCTGATCAGATAGATAGATATGTTATTTATAATTATTTAGAAAATAGTTGGTACTTTGGTAATTTAGCAAGAAGTACATATCAAGATAATGGTGTTGAATTAAATCCTTTAGCAACTGAGTATTTTGCTAACAACACATCTAACACTTACGTTCAAATAAATGGTCTTACAGCTGGTAGAAGTTTAATTTACAGGCATGAAGAAGGTGTAGACGCTGACGGCTCTGCATTAGCATCTTTTATTCAATCTGGTGATGGAGATATTGCTGATGGTGAAACTTTTAGTTTTATAAATAAAGTTATTCCAGATTTTCAAAATATGGAAGGTAATGCTATAATTACACTTAAAACAAGAGATTATCCAAACGATACACGAACTTCTGGAGAAGCAATTACAGTTAATAATGCTACAAGATTTTACAATACGAGAACTAGGGGAAGACAATCTAGTTTAAGAATAGAAAATACTGATATTGGAGATAATTGGAGATTTGGTACAATAAGAATAAATATTAGACCTGATGGAAAAAGATAAATATAAAATAAGGCAAGCTCGTATTGATGATGCTGTCAGAATTCGAGAGCTTTTAAAAACATGGTTGCCAGAATCACCATATAATTTTGGTAACGTAAACAATAAGAAATTACTCAATCATATTATATTTTACATTAAGAATAGTTTTGTTATAGTAGTAGAATATGAAAATGCTATAATAGGAACTATGGCTGCCGCTGTAGACGAAACTTGGTATAGCGACAAACGATTTTTAAGAAGTCTATGGCTTCATGTTAATCCTAAATATCGTAATTTTCATATCTTTAGAGCTATGATGATAGTTTTTAAAGAATACGCAGAAAGTAAAAGATTAACTGCTTTATGCG